GCGTCGACCCCCGCCTACTCCCCCCGATTTTTCTATACTTTTTCATCCCGCTCCGCGCGGAAAAATTTGTGGCCCGCAAAAACTTTGTCCTACAACTTGGGGACGCGGGAAAACTTGAACTGCAACCACAAAAACGCAGCTTCTATGCAAAGATGAGCACCGTCACCCACAAACAAGGCCAAGATCTGGGGTGGACGATCGTCTACGCACCGGAAACTGGCTGGCCTACCACCCTTTCCGGCGTGACCGTGACCTCGGATTTTGTGGACGCCAACAAAATCAGACACGCCCTGACTGTGAACAAGAACGTGAACAACCTTGAGTTCACGCTTACGGCGGAAACGGACACCTGGGCGATCGGCGTCGGTGAACTTGACGTCAAGATGACGTCGGGCGGCGTGGTTTGGTACACGGACACGATGAAAATCAACGTGATTAAGCACGTCACAATCTAATGGGCCTCACCGTCTACACGAACACATCGCAGTTTTCGCTGAATTCCACCGGATCCGGCGTCTTCAAGATCAGCATGGGCGTGCCTGGGCCGCAAGGTGAGACGGGCGTGGTCTCCGCGACGTCTCCGCTGGCCTACAACAGCACCACCAAGAATCTCAGCATCGATCTGGCTGCTTACGCGACGCAATCCTGGGTAGACGGGCGTGGATATCTCCAAGCCGGCGCGCTGACGGGCTACGCGCTGCAATCTTGGGTCACTAGCCAGGGCTTTTTGACGTCCTCATCGCTTACCGGCTACGCTACGCAAGCCTGGGTGACGGGCCAAAGCTACCTGACGTCGTCTTCCCTGTCGGGATACGCGACTCAATCCTGGGTCGGATCGCAAGGCTACCTGACGTCATCGTCCTTGTCGCCATATCTGCTGAGCGCCACGGCGGCGTCCACGTATTTCCCGATCCCCACGGGCACGACGTCGCAATACCTACGAGGCGACGGCTCCTTGGCTACGCTGCCGTCGTCCTCGTCGTCGGACAAGCTGACGGCTACGGCGTACAACAAGACCGGCGCGACCTTGACCAAGGGCACGGTGGTCTACATTGACGGGACGCAGGGAAACCTACCGTCGATCGCCAAGGCGCAAGCGAACGCGGAGAGCACGTCGTCCGGAACGTATGGCCTGGTGTCTGCGGATATCTCCAACATGTCGTCCGGCACGATCGTCATCGCCGGCCTGATCGACGGCCTCAACCTGAGCAGCTACGTTGACGGGGACAAGCTCTACCTGTCGCCTACGACCGCCGGCGGGTACACGACGACGAAGCCGGTGGGGCCGAACCACATGGTCTACGTGGGCGTCGTAACGCGCGCGCATCCTACGCTGGGCACGATCCAGCTCCGCCTGGCCAACGGCTTTGAGGTCGACGAGCTCCATGACGTTTTGATCGCGAGCAAGACGAACCTGGATCTGCTTTCCTACGAATCTTCCACCGGCCTGTGGAAGAACAAGAGCTTCTCGACCTTAGGCCTGGCGACCCTGGCTTCGCCGGCGCTTACCGGGACTCCGACGGCTCCTACGGCGGCTACGGCTACGAACACGACGCAGATCGCCACGACCGCGTTCGTCAAGAACCAGTCGTATGTGACCTCGTCTTCGCTTACATCCACGCTTGGATCCTACTACACGGCTTCGGTATCCGACGGACGATTCTATCCGATCTCGTCGAACCCCAGCAACTTCATCACGTCGGCTGCCCTTTCAGGGCTGCTGGATCAGACGAGCGCCGACAACCTCTACGTGAGCAGGAGCGGCGGTACGCTGAACGGCAGCGCGCTGCTCAACCTCTTTGATTCGTCCTTCGACAGCGAGCTCGGCGGCTGGGGCTTCGGCGTGGAGCTGACGGCCGACACGACGCAGAACGCGAGCGTGCAGTACAACGCCGTTTCCGTGCAGAACAGCGGCGGCACGATGAGCATGACGCCATCGGGTTTGACGTTCCCGGATTCGACGACGCAGGGCACGGCTGCTTCTCCGTTCGGCGGCGGAACGGTCGGGACGCCGATCACCGTGACTGGATCCGGCGGATCCGTGGTGCTTGGGGATTCGATCGGCCTGGACCTTTCCGGGTCGACCGCCGGTGCCGGCGTCAAGTTCTCGGACGGAACGATCCAATACACGGCCGCCACGGCTTCATACGACACGCAGCGCGCCATGGCGGACGGCATCGCGATGGCCGTGAACTACGTCCCCAACTACAGCAACTACATCGGCTTCGTGTTCAGCGGATCGATCCCGTGCTTCATGCAGTCCGTCCCCTGGAGCCTGGTCGATTCCTACGGAGCTACCTACGGGTTCTCGTATTATTCGTCGGGCTACGCGTATTTTTCCTCCGGTTGGTCGACCGGACCTCTGTATGTTCGCGTGAACTCGACGACGTCTTCCATCCCGCTTCCCTACTGATGAACCCAAGCAAATACCCATCCGATGGCGTCGCCGGATTCTCCGTCGGCGGCAAGGCGCACGTGATCGGCCCCGTGAAGAAGGACGAGGTGTACTTCTGCGCGCCAGGCGTTGAGCCGTTGTTCGCGGAGACCGCCGAGGGCATGCAGTCCCTGATCGCGGCCAAAGGCCTGACGTTGGCGGAGAAGAAGACCTGATGGCTAAGCGCGAACCCGACGAGATGCTGCAGCAGCTCCTGGCGGCGGAGCGCTTGCTCCGGGTCCGCAAGGCGCGCGAGAGCGTGATCGAGTTCACCAAGTTCACGATCCCGGATCCCGAGGAACCGGACGACACGTCCAAGAGCCGCTACCAGCCGGTGAAGCACCACGAGGTGATCGCGGCCGCCCTGGAGGAGGTCGAGGCTGGGCGCATGCCCAGGCTGATCATCACGATGCCGCCGCGGCACGGCAAATCCGAGCTGGCGTCCAGGCGTTTCCCGGCGTGGTTCATGGGCCGCGATCCTTACCGGCAGCTGATCTTCTCGACCTACAACGACGACTTCGCCCAGGACTTCGGCCGATCCGTGCGCGCGACGATGCGTTCGACGGAGTTCCAGCAGATCTTCCCTGGGTGCAAGCTGCGGACCGGCAGCCAGGCCAGCGACAAGATCCAGACCGAGGAAGGCGGCATGCTGAACTTCGTCGGCCGTGGCGGCGGCCTGACCGGCCGAGGCGCCGATCTGCTGATCATCGACGACCCGATCAAGGACCGCGAGGAAGCTGACAGCAAGAACCTCCGGGACAAGCTCTGGGCATGGTTCACGGAAGCCGCCATGACGCGCCTGATGCCCGGCGGTCGCGTGGTCATCATCATGACCCGGTGGCACGAGGACGACCTGATCGGTCGCCTTACGGACCCCAAGAACCCGTGCTTCAACGCGGACGAGGCCTCCAGCTGGAAGCTCCTGGCCTTGCCGGCGATCGCCGACGAAGACGACGCCATGGGCCGCAAGCCAGGCGAGGCCTTGTGGCCTGAGCGCTTCCCGCTGCCCGTCCTGGAAGCCCAACGCCGGCTCAACCCCAGGGGTTTCTCGGCCCTGTACCAGGGGAAGCCGACGCCGGACGACGGCGACTATTTCAAGCGCGACTGGCTGAAGACCTACGACCACCCCAGCCAGATCCCGCAGAACCTCCGGATCTACGGGGCGTCCGACCATGCCGTTTCCGTCGCCCAGGACGCGGACAAGACGTGCCTGGGCTGCGTCGGGATCGACGAGCAGGACAACATCTGGGTGCTGCCCGACCTGTTCTGGCGCCGGGCGGCGACTGACGCGGTGTGCGACGGGCTCCTGGATCAGTTCCGGCGCAACCGCCCGCTGCTCTGGTGGGCCGAGCACGGCCACATCACCAAGGCCATCGGTCCGTTCCTGCGGAAGCGCATGCAGGAGGAGCGGATCTACTGCGCGATCGACGAGGTCGTTCCGGCGAAGGACAAGCAGACGCGCGCCCAGGCGATCCGCGGCCGCATGGCGATGGGCAAGGTGTACTTCCCGAAGTTCGCGACCTGGTGGCCTGAAGCCCAGCTGGAGCTCCTGAAGTTCCCTTCCGCGCGGCACGACGACTTCGTGGACTGGATCAGCCACATCGGCATGGGGCTCGCGCTTCAAGCGCCAGCTTCAGGCGCCATCAAGGCTCCCGAAGGCCCGAAGACCGGCACGCTCGCCTGGGTCAAGCACTCCTCCAAGATGAGGGAGTGGTCCGAAAACAGGTTGCGGATGCTTTGGAGCTGACGACGATTTCACCAACATGGAAAACAACGAACCTATCGAGACGGACAAATACGACGCGGACGACGCAGCTGAAGGCGAAGTCCGCAAGGCTGGCATCAAGCGGCAGCCCGACGAGGATCTGCGCGCCTCCAGGCGGGCCCTGGTGCGCGAGTGGACCGACAAGATCATGCGCGCGAAGAAGCACTGGGAGCTCGCCCACCGCCGCATGAAGGAGGACAGCGACTTCTACATGGGCAAGCAGTGGCCCTTCCACCGCGGCGACGACGATCGCTACGTCGCCAACCTCGCCCAGCGCCACGTGCAGACGCGCGTCGCCGCGCTCTACGCGAAGAACCCGAAGGCGATCGCCAAGCGCCGCCGCGGCATGGATTTCCAGATCTGGGAAGGCAGCGCCAGCGAGCTCATGATGGCGAAGACCGCGAACGACGAGTCGCTGATGTACGTCGGCGCCCCGAACCCGGCGTCCATGGCGCTGATGCAGGACGTCCAGCAGGGCTTCGCGAAGCGCCGCAAGCTGGACAAGGTCGCCGAAACCCTGGAGCTCGTGTTCAAGCACACGATGGAGCACCAGAACTTCAAGATCCAGATGAAGCAGCTCGTCCGGCGCGTGTGCGTGACCGGCGTCGGCTTCGTCAAGATCGGCTATCACCGCGTGTTGGGCAACCGCCCGGAGGACGTCGAGAAGATCACCGACATAAGCGAGCAACTGCGCGTCCTTGAGCGCCTGGAGCTCGACCAGAAGGACGGAAAGTTCGACGAGAACCACGCCAAGGCCGAGCAGCTGCGGTTGCTGCTCAAGGAGCTTACGGAATCCCAGCAGGAGAACGAGACGATCACCGACGAAGGCCTGGTCTTCGATTTCCCGCAGTCGCAGAACATCATCGTGGACACGCGCTGCCGTCAGCTCCAGGGCTTCATCGGCGCCGAATGGGTCGCCCAGGAGTTCCTGCTGACGTGCAACGAGGTCAAGGAGGTCTACGGCATCGACCTCGGCAAGACCTACACGCGCCAGGAGCAGAAGCTGACCGAATCCGGCATGTCCGAGAAGACCAGCGAAGACCTGGCTCGGATCTGGGAGCTCTACAACAAGCGCGACGGCATGAAATACGTGATCGCCGACGGCTATCCTGATTTCCTGGTCGAGCCCAGTTGCCCGGATATCAAGCTCCGCCGGTTCTGGCCGTTCTTCTGCCTCCTGTTCAACGAGGTCGAAAACGACCGCGATATCTACCCGCCTTCCGATATCCGCCTCCTGAAGCCAATCCAGATGGAATACAACCTGGCTCGCCAGCGCTTGCGCGAACACCGCAACGCTAACCGCCCGATGTACGTGACGCCGGTCGGCATGCTGTCGGAAAACGACGTCAAGAAGCTGATCGACCGCCAACCCAACGAGGTGATCCAGCTGAACAGCCTTCAGCCAGGCCAGGCGGTCAACCAGGTGATCCAACCGATGCAGCCGATCCCGATCGATCCGTCCCTGTACGACACTTCCATGTTCATGGAAGACCTGTTCCGCGTCGTTGGCAGCCAGGAAGCCAACCTGGGCGGCGGAACCGGCAACACGGCCACCGAGGTCTCGGTCGCCGAATCCAGCCGCATGAGCTCCTTGGGCTCGCACGTGGACGACCTGGACGAGTTCCTGACGGATCTTGCCAAGGCTTCCAGCCAGGTGCTCTTGACCCTCATGGATCCAGCCACGGCTGCCAAGATCGCCGGCCCTGGCGCCTCCTGGCCTACCCTTTCGGCCCAGGAGATCGCCGACGAGCTGTACCTGGAGATCGAGGCCGGCAGCTCCGGTCGCCCAAACAAGGCCACCGAGATCGCCAACTTTGAGCGCCTGGCGCCCCTCCTGATCCAGATCCCCGGCATTGACCCCACCTGGCTCGCCAAGGAGGCGATCAAGCGCATGGACGACGGCGTAGACCTGACCGAAGCGGTCAAGGCTGCCATCCCGTCGATCGTGCAGCAGAACGCCCAGAAGCAGATGGGCGAAGCCCAGATGGCTGGCGGTCCTGCAGCCCAGGGCGGCGCGCCTATGCCCGGCCCTGCAGCCGCGGCTCCTGGAGCTCCTGGTGGCGGCAACGCCGAGGTGCCCAACATGCCTCAGCCGAAGATGTACGGCCTACCCACGCCCCCCCAATAAGGGGGAAGTGGGTGGATTGCAAAGCCACGGCACCGACGAATGATCGGTGCCGTGGACAATTCGACGCTAACAACGCCCGCCGAAGCTTCGTCAGCTCCGGCCACAAACGACCCGATCTCGACTCCGGTTGAGGTCACGCAGTCTTCGACCCCCGATACCGGGACGGGGCAGGAGGCTACACCGACGCTAAACGATAGTACCGCCAGTTCGTCGCCGGCGGACGCCAAGGACGCTAAGAAGGAGAGTTTGCTGGACGTCGTGAAAACGGCGTTCGACGCGAAGGATCCCGCGAATTCGTCCACCGCGAAAGCACAGCCGCAACCCGCGCCGGGTCAACCTAACGATGCTCCAGGCAAGGACAGCCTGGCGCAGAAGGACGGTTCCGAAGCGCAGTCCGATGTGCCGTTCCATAATCATCCGCGTTGGAAAGCTATGATCGCCGAGCGCGAAAGCTTGAAGCCGGCGGCTGAGCAGTACGGGAAGATCACGACGTTCATGAAGACCAACGGCCTCTCCCCGCAGGAGATGGCCGAGGGCCTTCACGTCATGGCTCTCATGAAGACCAATCCGGTGGCCGCCTACCAGCAGCTGCAGGGTTATATTCAGAACTTGGCTAGGTTCACGGGGGACGTACTTCCCCCGGAGCTCAAGGCCAAGGTCGATGAGGGCTTGACCGATCCCGAGACCGCGAAGCGCCTTGCGCAGCTTGAAGCCGAGCGCGAGTTCTCATACGCCCGCCAGCTGGAGATTCAGCAGAGACAGCAAGCCGAGCAGGAGGCTTTCGCGCGCCAACAGGCGTTCGACAACTCCCAGCAGATGGTTTCCGCGGTCATGCAGTGGGAACAGGCAGAGAAGGCGAAGGATCCCGACTGGGCTCAAAAATACGAGATGGTGCAAGACCGGGTGAAGGCTCTCCTTGCCCAGCAGCCAGCCAGCAATCCGTCGGACGCAATCAAGATCGCACAACGCGCTCTTGCCGACGTGAACGCGCGCTTACGGCCGTTGGCAGGGAGGACGATGCCGCTCAGGACTCCAGCCAGCTCTTTGTCGTCCGCATCAGCAACACCGGCCCCCAGATCCCTCGCGGACCTGGTCCGGATGGGCCTTCAAGGCTCCTAACCCAAACACGAACCAGATACTACCATGGCAAACTCGTTCTCCACCCTCGACCACATCGTCGCCTCGGCACTCGACTTCCACGTCAAGTCCGACGCGTTCGCCCAGACCATCCAGGAAAAGCCCCTGATCGGCGTCTTCACCAAGCGCCAGCAGACCTTCCCCGGCGGTAAGGGCGACATCTCCCTCCCGATCACCTTCCAGGACAGCCTCCCCCAGATCGCTGGCTACGAAGGTTCGGACGTCGTCTCCTACAGCAACCCGCAGAACACCCGCCGCGCGTTCTATCCGTGGAAGGAAATCCACGCCGGCATCACCGTCACCCTCACCGAGCTCAAGATCGATGGCATCTCCGTCACCGATTCCGTGACCGGCGAGAACACCAGCAAGCACAGCGGCCGCGACGCCACCGTGCTGACCAACATCCTGAAGGCCAAGCTGGATGACATGACCGAAGGTTGGGCCCGCGGTTTCAACGACATGCTCTGGAAGGACGGCTCCTCGGACGCCAAGAAAGTCCCTGGCCTGTCGAACTTCATCAAGCCCGGTCTCGCCATCACCGGCGGCGCCACGGACCTGAACGCCACCGGCACCACCGGCGGCCTCTCCCGTGCGACGAACGCCCTCTGGCGCAACCGTTCCGCGAAGTTCACCTACGCCTCCGGCTCGACGAACATCATCGATGGCCTCCGCTACGAGATCCGTCAGCTCAAGCGTTATGGCGGTAAGCCCTCGACGATCTTCTGCGGCTCTGGCTTCCTCGAAAAGCTGGAGAAGGAGATCCACAACAAGGGCTTCTACTCCATGACCGGCTTCTCCAAGGGCACGAACACCGTCGGCATGGGCGCCACCGAGCTCCTGGGCATCGGCGAATTCGTCTACGACCCGACCCTCGACGGCATCGCTGACTACGGCGAAGCCGGCGGCGACGGTACCCGCACCAACTACTGCTACCTCGTCGACACCGACGCGATCCAGCTGTACGTCATGGACGGCGAAGACAAGAAGACCCATAACCCGGCTCGCCCTGAGGACAAGTATGTCATCTACAAGGCGATGACCTGGACGGGCGGCATGGTCGCTAAGCAGCTCTCCGGCAACGGCGTCTACAAGGCGGTCTAAAGGATCCGACAGTCCTACACAAAGGGGGCCCGCAAGGGCCCCTTTCTTTTTGCCCATATCCAAAGCCGGTACAGATTGGTTTCACCATGCAGATCGCAATCGTCGAGATCCTGCTGAACGGCAACGTCCAGCATACCGTCACCCGCCCTACCGCCGCTTCCGAGATCCTCATCCTTCGCCATCTTCATGGCGACGATGCCGTGATCAACCCGGTCGAGCTGAGCTCCGTCAAGCGCTCAAACGCTGACGAGATCGCGCGCCTGAAGGCCGAATACGGCTCTAACGTTTTCACCCAGGTCTACCCTGGTGCTGCTCCAAAGCTTCCCGAGACTTTCGCCGAAGTCGGTTTTACCGTGGAAGAACCCGAAACCAAGCCCGCCAAGAAAGCCGCGGCTGCCGAATAAGCCATGGCACGGGGCACCAGCTTGCTGGCCCTGCGAGACCAGCTGAAGGCCGAGATCGGCGCGTCCAACAACGTCGCCATGGGGGTTAACTCCGTGGATCAGCTGGACAACCTCTTGCGCCGTACGCAGCAGCGTCTATGGAACGACTACGACTGGACGTTTGCGTTCATCGAACGCGACGAGCAGCTCCTCAACGGGCAGCGATATTACACGTTTGACGCCGATATCGACTATGACCGCATCCTGGAAACCTTCGTTAAACACGGCGAGATCTGGCACCCTGTAGATTACGGCATCGGCCCCGCTCAATACAACAACCACGACTCCGATCGCGGCGAAAAGGTCGAGCCCGTCGTCCGTTGGCGTCATTACGAAGGCAACCAGTTTGAGGTGTGGCCCGTGCCATCTACCGATAACCAAAAGATTCGGTTCAAGGCCGTCAAGAAGCTGCCGGCGTTGATCGCCCCTACGGATACTGCCACCCTGGACGACACGCTGATCGTCCTTTACGCGGCAGCGGAGTACCTGGCCCGCACCAAGGCCGCGGACGCCCCGGCCAAGCTCAGCCAGGCGCAAGCCCATTTCAACCGCCTAAAGGGCATGGGGCTCAAGACGGATCGCTTCATCTACGGCGGCGGCGTCGACCGCGCCGAACGTCTCCGCATCGTCGGCGGCCGCTTCGTCCGGGATGACCGGCCTTACTGATGCCATACATCGTCGTCGAGAACTTCAAGGGCGGCCTGGACTCCAGGCGATCGTCCATCGTTTCCGCCCCTGGCACGATGCTCAAGGCGGAGAACGTACACGTCACGCGCGGCGCCGAGCTGGAGAAGCGCAAGGCGTTCAAGACGTTTGCGTCCGTGCCTGGATCCTATGGCATGGAGGCAACCAGTGACGGCATCGTGGTTTTCAAATCCACAAACAACGAAGATTCCGGGTGCATCGAGGTCTATCGGGAATGTTTGGGCGCAATTCCTGAGTCATGCGGAGGATGGTATCCCCTTGAATCAGGGTCTGGAACGCCAATTCCAGGAGGCTATGTAATCCCTGAACAGTTCAACGACAAGTCGACCGGCTACGCCTGTCCGATCGCTCCTGAGGGCGTGACGTTCCAGTACCTGGATCATCCCGACGGCTCCCCGCTTACCGGCGTTCCGTTCTCTACGGTCTATGGCGGAAAGACGTTTGCCATCGCTACGTTTGAGAACGGCGACCAGATCCCGTTCTATGACGGCAAATACATCCCTGCGTTCGTAAGCGGATACACGAGATCGTCCATGAGCTCGTTGGACGGATTCGTGGGACACCTGAAGACGTTGATCGAAAACCAGATCAGCTCATCCAAGGCGCTGTTTGAGCAGAACGAGGAATGGACCGACCCGATGAAGGACTACATCGTGTTCAAGTCAGGCCAGGAGCTGTACATCACCGGCAAAGGCACCAACGATTTTGACTGCAAGGTTTTCGCGGAATCCCCGATGGTGGCTTCCGTCACCACAACCCAGAAGCCCAAGGAACCTGTTTCGGCCGTGAAGGCCAACGCCGGGTTCTCGATCACCGGCGGCGTTGACGGGGCGGCTGCCTTCGGCTTTCAGCTTCGCGGTATTCAGGCGAGCGCGCTTCCAGGCATCACGGGCATCTACGTGAAGGGCACAAGCACATCCACCACGGACGGCATTGAGATCACCGGCCTGGCATCTCCCCTGGTGTATACCAGCATCCCCCCGCCTAACTTCGGTACGGCGCACGACGAAGGGCAGCTTCTAGCTTGGGGCATCAAAGAAACGATCAATTCCAACACCGGATCCACCAGCATCAGCGCTGAATATTACTACAATGGCGGAAACTGGTCAGGCAAGGATCCCGCCAACGTGACATTTAGGACGACTTCGTTCGACGGGGCGTCATACGACAACCAGAAGATCCATATCGAATTTACCGCAGATCCATCAGGCGTTTATGGCGTCAATGAACTCATCAACGTATCCACAGTGGCGGTAAGCCCGTATAATTCCTCGCGATACATAGCCGAGTTTTCTGGGGGAGGTAAATTCACTGGCGGATCCGATAACGCGATTTATTCGATCATGGTAAACGGCACGACCGAGCTCCTTCCTGATCGCGTAGCCTGGACGGATTCAAACGACGTCACGATCTCCAACGTCATAATGAAGATCAACCAGAACACGTCTTCTGGATTGTCCCACGGGTATACCGCCAAGCAAGGCAACGCCGAGAACTCCATCGTAATCTACCCTCCTGATTCGGTCGGAACGGCTGCAAACGGATACACGCTGAAGCCCAAAACATCCGGTACGCTTACCATCACGGCGTTGACCCTCTTTAAAGGTGGCGTGGATGCGGTTCCATTGGTCAACAAACAGGTCAAGGTGACGTTTACGGGCACCTTTACGCCGGGCCGAAAGGCCTGGATCCTGATCACCGATCCGGAGCGCCCTTCCATCCCGTACAAGATCGGCGCAACGCGCGTATCAGGGATCGGCGCCTCAGCCAACGTCCAGGTCAACGGCGGGTTCCGCCTGGCCTTTACGTATAAATACAAGCTGTACGTCGCCGTTGGTTCTACCTTGTACTTTTCGGCGATCAACGACGCCACCAAGTGGGACACCTACGATACCGGATCAGGGTTCATCGATATGTCCAGCAACTTTGGCGGCCGCGAAAGCATCACCGGCGCCGGTGTCTACCAGAACACGGTCGCGATCTTCACCGAACGAAACTGCCAGCTTTGGTTCTTGGACCCTGATCCGAACCTGAACTCGCAGCACCAGGTCTTGGACAACACCGGATCGATCGCGCCCGACAGCGTGATCTCAGTCGGGTCGATCGACGTCTTCTACCTGTCCTACAACGGCGTAAGATCCCTAAAGGCGCGCGAGAACACGGACGCAGCCTACGCCAACGATATCGGATCTCCGATCGACGAGACCATCGTAAAGCACATCAAATCTTTGACCGAGGAGCAGCGGTACAAATCCAGGGCCATCATCGAGCCCCACGACGGCCGATATTGGATCGCGGTCGGAGGACGGCTGTTTGTCCTTTCCTCGTTCCAGGGGTCGAACATCTCGGCCTGGAGCGAATACGTCCTGGATTTCACCGTGTCCGACATAGTCGCCTACCGCAGCCAGGTCTACGTCCGGTCCAACGACAAGATCTACCTGTATGGCGGATCGACCGGCAACGAATACGACGGCTGCCACGTAGACGTCGAGCTTCCCTACCTGGACGGAAACAAGCCAGGAACGTTCAAATCCGTTAACGGCATCGACGCCACCTGTGAGGGCGAATGGGTCATCAACCTTGGGTTCGACTACACGAACCCGGACGCAAAGGACGAGATCGCCACAATCACCCAGCCTACGTTCGCCCTGGGTACGGTCACGGCCGTAGGCACCGGCACGCATATCGGCGTCAAGATGACCAGCGACTACGAGGGGTACTGCCGCCTGGCGAACCTCCTGGTGCACTACGATCTCCTTCACTCCAAGCACGAGGGTGGCTAAACATGAAGCTGGATACCCTAAGCCTGGAGTCCGTAGGGCACGTAGCCAGGAACATGCGACAAAGGGACAAGGACGAGATCTACGCGACGCGCTGGAACGAAGACCCGGAATCCCTGGCGAAGGCCGTCGTGTCCTGCGATCCGTTTGCGTTGGTTGCTTGCTCCGACGACGGGGAGCCCGTGTGCGTGTTCGGCGTCCATGAGATGTGGCCTGGGGTGTTCTCCGTGTTCATGTTCGCTACGGATCGGTGGAACGAGGTTTCCCTTTCCGTGACCAAACATGCGCTGCGGTTCATGATACCCTGCGTTATGTCGGAGCGGTTTGTCCGAGCGGAGTGCAGATCCATGTCGACGCATACCCAGGCGCACAGGTGGCTTGAGACCCTCGGCGCCTACAAAGAGTCGGAGCACGCATGCTACGGCAAGAACGGCGAAACGTTTTTCACTTACGTCTGGACGAAGCAACCAACCAAAACAAACTGACGATCATGTGTTTCACAAGTTCAGGCCCTGACTATGGAGGCATGGCTCGCCAAGACGAGAACATGCGTCAGGCACGCATCAAGCAAGGCATGGGTCAGATCGACCAAACTTTTGGTCAGTTCAACAAGGACTTCTACGACAAGCGCGCCAAGGCATTTGAAGCCACCGCTATGCCGCAGCTGAACGATCAGCTGGCCAAGACCAAGGAGCAGCTCCAATACAACCTGGCAAGATCCGGGCTTACGGATTCAAGCGTGAGATCCGCAAACGAAGGCGAATTGCAGCGCCAGATGGACGTTAACAAAGCCGACGTGGCTGCTAAGGGATTGGATTACGCGAACCTAGCACGTCAACAGGTCGAACAGAACAGGGCGGACCTGATCCACCAGCTCAACGCCACCGGCGACGCCACGGCGGCAGCCCAGGGCGCCTTGTCCCGCGCAGCTATCGCCTCGGCTCAGCCGTCGGTAAGCCCGCTGGGTATGATGTTCCAGAACACCACAGGCCTTCTTGGAAGCGCAAGCCAGGTTGGTGCATATGATCGAAACGCTCCTGGACTACAGGCCTTTGGATTCCCAATGAGAACCATCAATGCGTCTTCAGGGACGTCCAAGGAAAGGACCGTAAGCTAACATGTGCGACCTTACCACAGCATCGTACGTAGCTACGGCCCTTGGAACGGCAGCCGCCTACGAAGGCGGACAGCAAACCAAGTCGGCCATGAGCAAGGTGCAGCAAGCTGAATCAGAACGTCAACGTAAGTTCCGAAGCCAGGCTGCCGCCTTGTTCGACGAGTCCATCGGAAGCGAAGGCGTAGACGCTACCACCAATGCCGAAGCCGCAGCCGTCAAGGCCCGCGAACAAGCCGCAGTAAACGCCCAGTCCGGTGGCGTAAGCGCACCGATCAGCTCAAGCTACGGCGAAAAATCCAACATTGTATCTGACGAGACCAAGGTCAGATCTACCGCCGGAAGGACGGCCGCCGGCATGGAATCAAAGGCCAAGGCCAAGTTGGCTGGATTTGGAGATGCGGCGCAGCTAAAGGGCATCAAGAACGCCCATATGCTCCAGGGGCAGGGCGTGATCGCCGGCAACATGGCTGGATCTGCTTCCGCGTCCGGAGCCGAGCTTGACTACGCCGGGCACGCCGGCGACAGCATGAAGAACCTTGGGGCTGGTCTAAACACGATAGGCACCCTTACTGGCTTGGCTGCCGCTGCCGGCGTCGGCGCCACCACGGCTGAAGAACTGGCAAAGGAAAGCATTAGCAAAACCGGAACAGCCGTTGGGCCAAACGGGGAGATCATCATGGCAAACGGAACCGGCGGGTATAATCTTTTCGATCCTCGGACCGGCACCCACAACATGAACGTGGCATCCAATAACGTTAACTGGGCGTCTGTTGTCGACCCCAGCAAGTTAGCCAGGGCTAACCAACCGGCCATCCTAAGACCGTTCATGTCAGCCCCCACGATCAAACCGGCGGTCACTGCATCGTCGGATTGGTTTAATATCCCGGCGATCAAGCCCATGAACACCACGCTCAAGCCACTTGAGCCGTTCAGCCTCTAACATGCCTGACTACTCCGGATACGCCCAACGCCCCCAGCAAGATCCCAACCTTGCCGCCTGGGCGCAGATCGGCGGCAACCTTGCCAACATCTTCGGCCTGGATCCAGCCAAGGCCGCAGAGGCCCGTCGCGGCCTACAGCAGGAGCAGTACAACGAGGAACGCCGGCTAGCCCAGGAACGCCAAACCCTGGCAAACAAGCGCATCGGGCAGCTGATCTCTGGATCCGGGTTTGATAAGGAAACCGGAGAATTTTCAGATCCAGCAGCTTGGGCTGAATTTGTTCAGAACATGGCTGAAATGGGCGATGCACGTCAAGCCGTACCGTTTGCTCCTGGTCGTTATGCCAGGACAAAAAAGGATGAGATTGAAAAAAACCAACTTGCTTACGAAAGACAGCTAGCGCGCCAAGGTGAGATCGACGCCAAAAAGCTGCTTTCAGAAAACCAAAGGGCTGAAACTGCAAGAAAACAACAGGAAGCCCAGGACGAAGCCGAACGCACCAGGGAGTTCAATACGCGCTTAGCTCACGGAGGACGTGATCTCAGGTTTTCTCCGGAGATTGCCATGAAAACCTTTGAACGTTGGAGAACCTTAGGTGATCCGTCCATCGGCCTTCCTGCGCTCAGGAACGAATCGGACCTCATGGAATTAGACCCTGCCACGAATCAATGGCGCGTTCATAGCAGGGGCATGGAATGGATGAACAAGGCTGGACTGAAGGATCGAAACGTAAACCCGAACGCCTTGTCTCGCATGGAAGGAGCTGATTACGCTACCGAGAAAAACAATTTAAGGGCAAACATAGCTTCTCAGCTTAAAATCCCGGCAGATCATCCTGCAGTGACCGACATTGTTGAACGTCTTTACGCGCATCAGCTAAACCGTTCCCAGAACGATGAGGTCGTAAAGGCAATCAGAACCCCAGAGGAGCTTCTTCAAACCATTAACGACGTGAACGACCCTACAAAGGCTGTGAACACTGTTGTGATCCGTTTCCCGGTCGTGGCACCTGATGGCAGCGTGACGTATAGGTACGGCAGATATGACGTTCGCGCCTTGGCTCCGATCCCGTATCCAGAAGGAGCTACGCCTGAAGTTAAAGCCCAGATCGACGCAGCAAACAAAGCCAAACGCGAACATCCACAACACCCGGCGAACCTGTTTAAGACCCTAGGAACGCCGCTTTCGCGATGAGCCAAACTGATGCCGCCTGGGACGCCCTTTACGGCGTCAAGAAAACGACCGATCAGGACGTCCATCCAGCCGATACCTGGACTGTAAACGGCAAGCCGTATCAACCAGAATATTCACTGGATTCCGTGTCTCCTGATGGCTTGTTTGGCACGACGAACGCCATGAGCAAGCGGGAGCTTTACGATTACCTACTGCAGCTCGGTGGGGAATCCGCCCTGGCAAACCCGCAGCAGTTCATCAGCGGCACGCGCTTCCGGCCACCAGAACAGGCTATCTTCACCAAAGGCTCAAAGAAGCTTGTTCTTCCGTTGTATGAGGATCGCCTAAAGCCAAACAAGGAAGATATCTCAAGCAACAGGTTTGGAGACGTCACACGGCAATCCTTTGCGCTGGTAGATGAAGGATCGTCTCCATTTGAACCTCCTTCCGGATGGGGCGATCCGAGTGTTTTTGCGCCTGGAACGGACGCCGCCAGGTTCAATGCGCTTCGCAAACATTTTGGTACGACCGCGGCCTTGGCCCACAATTTTATCGCCGAACAACAACAGCCAAAAGTGCTGCCTAACGAGCTGTTCCAATATGCACCCCCTGGTACGGCTACGGCCGTAGGTTCAACCCTGGCTGCTGCCGGAAGCTTTGTTAACGTTCTCAGGGATCGCAACGCTTGGGACGTTGCTCAAGGCGTCATGAAAGCTTCAGATGACGATGGCATAAAGCGTTCAATTTATAGCGCTAAAAGAGGTTTAGCCGGTTTGGGCGTAAACGCCGCAATTCCGTTTTCTGACAGATGGAATTCGGCTAATGAAATAAAAGAAGCCATGTCTGATATCAAAACAAGATATACCGATGCGCAACTTGCCTCCATGGGGGACGATGAGATCGCAAAGCTTGCAACTGAATCGATCAAGGCAAAGCGATGGAATTCCGTACAAGGGGATATTTCAGATATGCAGCGATGGGACAAGATGCGTTCCGATGGAATCTTGGATTACAGAACGGATGATTTTTATAAAGATTGGGGCGAACTTCCGTTCTTTGGACAAGCCAGCAAGCTTACGCAAACTGCGGCTGGATCGGCTGCCCCGACGATCCTTCCAATGTTGGCTAGTTTCATTGGCTCAGCTACGCGCATCCCCGGAGCAAACACAGCCGGCATGGCTGCTGCAACATACGAGCTGTCCGCGAACTCTGAGATCCAAAAACTCATGTCAGAATGGGCTCAGGACAAGGGTATCCCGATGGGAGCTCCGCCTGATGTGATCGTCCAGAAGCTTCAGCAGCTGATCCAGGAAGACCCTCAGATGTTCAAGATGGAGATGCGATCCATGATCAACGAGGCCCGGCTTTCCGGAGCCTTGGAAGCTGGACTTGCCGTAGGCCTCAACCATGCCGTTGAGATGATCAAGATTCCAGGCGCAGAAGAAGGCAGCATAATGGAAGCCGCTAGACACGGATTTCAACCACGCGTGGCAAAACTTGTTTTGATACCTAGAATCAAAAATGCGATACAGGAAATGGGGAGGGAAGGTGTTGAAGAATCGTTAACCGAAGTTCTGAAGACAATCGGAATGGGAACGTATACGCATGCACGACAAGGCGAAGACATCACGGATTCTTTTGCCAATGCCCTTCGCGATTACGGGCAAAAAGATTTGGAAGCAGCTGCTGAAGCCGGAGCCGTAGGCGTATGGATGAGTCTCATGACAAAGATGATAACGGGCCATGGTAATCCTGACACGGCTTTGGAAATCAGGCACAAGGCCGCTCAGCAGATTGCATCAAGAACTGGCAAATCAGCGTCGGTTATTGATGCTCAGTTGGAAGCGATCCAGCGAAACCTTGTAATTGACGAAGATGCCAAAAAATTGGAGTTAGAATCCTTGTTTAAGGGCAAGGGAACGCTGGAAGATCAAATAAACCGTGAGGTGGATACGTCGATAGCCAACAGGGAGGTCAAGGAAGTCCCTCAAAACACCCAAACATACACCCCGTTGTCTACGCTTTTTGGTCAGCCAGTCACCGTCAACGGGTCTTCCGCAACAATCGTTGTTCCGCCAGTAAAATCTGACAGCGAAACTGTGTCGGAACCCGGTCCCGGCGGCCTTCCGGCTGGCGCGCGGGTTCTGGCTCCAGATGAACCCGTTCCGCGCGCCAGGGTCGTTAACGGGAAGCTGCGCAGATTCTTCCGAGAGGTGGTTGGATCAGACGGTCGCAAGCACCTGTACGAAGTCACCTTCCAAAATGATCCAGGTGCACCAAAATAACCTACTACATGTAGGGTTTTAAATCGTTGCATGGCTTGTTTTTAAATCAAAAAATCCCTTCACAAACATGGCAAAAATTACCGGACCTAGCGCAAATATCTCGCCTGAACTACAAGCGCGCCTGGCAAGCCAAGCGGCTGCAAGCACGCAAGGCGGAACCGGCCTCAACCTTAGCCCTGTAGTTGCTCCTCCGTCTACGCAGTCCGAGCGGCTTCAATCCGCGCTGCTGAACAGCCAGGCTGCGCTTGGCGCTCCTGGCATGCAAACCAGCGGCGTCGATCAGATCCTCAACCCGTTCGTGCAGCCCGAAGGCGTTCCTGCTGGTGCTCCTACGGATCTGTCTTCCTTGTTCGGCATGGGCGCCGGTGGCGGCCTTGGTCCGGTGGCTCCTGTCTCGTCTCCTACCTTAGGCGCAAATCTTCCTTCGTTTGAGTCTACCCTGGCTCCCACCATGGCTCCGTCCGTGTCGCCGTTCGCGCAGCCGGCCGTTCAGCCCCAGGGGATCAACGGTTCTACGACCTTGGCTGATCTGGTGTCCCGCGGCCTTGGCGGTCTTGGCATGCCTCCCCAGGCGGCCCAAGCTCCCATCCCCCAGGCTCCGGTTCCCCAAATGCCGTCGCAGCTCGACAGCCAGCTGTCCTATGCCGACTGGGATCAAAAATACCCCCTTACGCCGCGTGCTTTGGGCGCCAAGCCGGTCATGCCGCCTATGCCGCAGCTTCAAACGCCGCAGCCTGGCAGCCAGCTAGGACGTCGTTTTGGCGAGGGGTATACGTTGCCGCCGCTTCCCCCGGTTCAAGCCCCTATGCCGGCCCCCCAGGCCGCCCCTGGCATGGCTTCTTTG